TTATCGTATTCTTGAAGGTCGTCATGTTACTCAATTCTTTAATTATTATAAAGGAACTTACCATGAGATTGATAAGAAACGTTGGTCGAAAGAGAGATGTGCTGTTGTAAATACTGCTGGTTTTGATGTCATGTATGCTCTTGCCTCAACGTCACTGAATCAATCTGATGATTTTGAAGTTAATGATGGTGCTTCTAACGCTCAAATTCGTGCAGCATTCAAGAAATCTCTAAAGTCAAAATCAACAAACAATAAAATTCTATCGTCCTTTGCTACTATGGTCGCATAGTAAACTGTCACAGGGCAGAGTCACTCTGCCCCACTCTGCCCTTATACTAATCACATCAACACCACACAACACTATGACTCGTCAATCACAAGTAGACATGATTCAACTCTTTAATTTTCTAGAGGAGAACTTTGGAACTGAGGTTGGCACTGATGCTATTAAAGCAGGTGCTGATCACATCGGGTATTCATATGCCACGGTTGTCAACCGTATGGAACCCTACAAAACTGGTCGTGGCAAATGGAACCTGACCATTGAAGAAACACGTGAGCAACTTGAAGAAATAGTTCATCAAGAACTTTTTGTTCCTGAAAAGGATGAGACCTTTGTTCCTTTCGGAAACTTTGCTGATGTGAAAAAGATTATTAAATCACGTTTGTTCTATCCAGCATTCATTACTGGTATGTCTGGTAATGGTAAAACTCTATCTGTTGAGCAAGCATGTGCTTCTCTAAATAGGGAGATGATTCGCGTGAACATTACCATTGAAACCGACGAGGATGATCTTATTGGTGGTTTCCGTCTAGATGATCCTAGAGGTAATACAGTCACTGCATGGGAAAACGGACCTGTCGTGGAAGCACTCGAACGTGGAGCAATCCTGTTACTCGATGAGGTTGACCTTGCTAGCAATAAAATTCTATGTCTTCAGTCAATCCTAGAAGGCAAAGGTGTCTTCCTGAAGAAGATTGGTAAGCATATTATGCCTGCTCCTGGTTTCAATGTCATCGCTACTGCCAACACTAAGGGTAAAGGTTCTGAGGATGGTCGTTTCATTGGTACTAATATTCTTAATGAAGCATTCCTTGAGCGATTCGCTGTAACTTTCGAGCAGGAGTATCCAAGTACGGTTACTGAGAGGAAAATTCTTGAAGGCAATGCTCTTGATCTTGGAGTTGAAGATCGTGAATTCTGTAAGCACTTGGTTGATTGGGCAAGTATCATTCGTAAGACATTCTATGATGGTGGTATTGATGAGATCATCTCTACTCGCCGTCTGGTCCATATCATTCGTGCTTACAGCATCTTTAATGATAAGGCAAAGGCAATTCAAGTTTGTTTAAATCGTTTTGATGATGAGACCAAGCAGTCCTTCATGGAACTCTATGACAAGGTTGATGCTGATGTCAACATTGAGGTTGACGAAATGGAGAATCTCTGATAGTATGGTGTATGATTAATTCTTGGTCACTACTTTATGATGAACTTAACATGACAGATCTATTGCCTAAATCCCAAAACCCTAATCGTCTCAAGTACAATGAGGAAGCAATTCTCAAAGAACTGAGCGATTATATCACTGATACATACAACGCTCATTACTCTGCTGGTAATGAAAAGATACAGACCCTTGATCTGATTGAAGCATGTGGAGACGCTGAGTCATTCTGCCGCTGCAACATTCTCAAGTATGCCTCTCGCTATGATAAGAAAGGCACTGCCCGTCGTGACATCATCAAGATCATGCATTATGCAGTTCTTCTTATGCACTTCAGCGACAAGTCCAAGCAACGTGAAACCTATCCTCAGTAATTATGAACGTATCTGACCGTACAAAATTCATCCTTAAGAATTTTTCTACGATTAATAATTCGATCTACATCAAACCTGGATCTAAAATTGCAACCATTTCGGTAACTAAAAATGTGTTTGCTAAGGCAGAAGTTTCTGAACAATTTCCAGAAGCATTTGCCATCTATGATCTTGGTCAGTTCATTAATGGTTGGGATCTTTTTGATCAGTCAAAAGATATTGACTTTGAATTCAATAATGATTCTTACCTTACAATCAAATCAGGAAGGAGCAAACTTAAGTACTTCTACTGTGACCCTGAGGTTTTAGTTCTACCTCCTGATAAAGAGTTAGATCTACCAGAGACACAGTTCACATTCACCTTAACCAATGAAGTTCTTGAGTCCTTACTCAAGTCATCTAGGGTTCTCCATCTTCCTGATCTATGTCTTGAATCGACAGGTGACGATGTTCATATTGTTGTGAAGGATAAGGACAATGAGACATCTAATACAATCTCTCATACAGTAGGAAAATCTGATGTTCCCTTCTGCTTTAAGTTCAAGATGGAAACCATCAAGATTATTCCTGGCGACTATACTGTTGATGTTTGCACCAGAGCAGCAAAATTCTCCAGGTTAATTACTGTAGCAGATCCTTTGAGTAAACTGGAATATTTTATTGCACTAGAACCTGATTCTGAATACGGAGTTTGATTCAATGTCTCGTAATGATTTTGTCTGGGTTGAAAAATACCGACCCAGAAATATTGATGAGTGTATTCTTCCTCAAGGCACAAAGGATACATTCAATGAATTCCTAAAGCAGGGACAGATTCCTAATCTCTTACTGTATGGAACCGCTGGTATCGGTAAAACTACTGTCGCAAAAGCACTCTGCGAACAATTGGGTGCTGATTATATTCTTATTAATGGATCCGATGAAGGACGTGCAATTGACACAATACGAAATAAGGTCAAAGATTTTGCCTCGACCTTATCATTATCTGGTAAATCAGCACACAAAGTCGTCATTGTTGACGAAGCTGACAACACAACCTCAGATGTACAACTCGCCTTACGGGCGAACATTGAGGCATTTTATGGTAACTGTAGGTTTATTTTCACCTGTAACTACAAAAACAAACTCATCGAACCCTTGCACTCCCGATGTGCAGTTGTCGATTTCTCCATCCCAGGAAAAGAAAAGAAACAATTGGCAGGAACCTTCTACGACCGTCTCAGGTTTATACTTGAGAAAGAAGGCGTACAATATGATCCAAAGGTTCTTCCCCAATTAATTCTTAAATTCTTCCCTGACTGGCGTCGTACTCTTAACGAGTGCCAACGCTATTCAGCGAGTGGTGTAATTGATAGTGGTATTCTTTCTACGTTGTCTGATGTCAAGTTTGGAGAACTGACTCAAGCACTTAAAGGAAAGAAATTTACTACTGTTAAAAGTTGGGTATCGTCTAACCTAGACAACGAACCTTCTCATATCTTCAGGTCAATTTACGATAATCTTTATACGTATCTTGAACCTCAAACTATTCCTCAAGCGGTATTGATCATTGGTAAGTATCAATACCAATCTGCCTTTGTTGCAGATCAGGAAATTAATCTACTTGCCGCTTTAACTGAAATGATGGTGGAGTGCCAATTCAAATGAATATTGATTGGAATCTTTTTAATTGGGAAGAAATCTTTGGAACCGCTGTTGCTTGTGAAGGTTTGAAGAGAGCACAAGTTCGAGGTCTTCGTACTGAAATTGTTGAACTTGCTATTGAAAAATATAGTGGTAAACAATTAAAGTACGTTGGCATGAATGATAAACTTGGTCATGATTTTGTGACTAATGATCCTTTGCCTTTGATACAAATTGAATGCAAGATGCAAGACAAAATGTTTCAACCAGTAGCAAAGAAAACAAGACCAATTACTTTGAAAAACTTTCAAGGTAATGCAAAAGATACAATTGAAAAGACATATGATTATATGATTATGTTAGATCCTGTTAGAAGGCAAGTAGGTTATACTACTTTTGAAAACAGTGTTAAACAACATAAAATTCAAAGTTCTAATGTGAGTATACAAATAGATCATTCACATATTACTTGGGTTTGCTCTGGAATTATTCCAAAGAAAAAACCAGAAATAGCAAAGGCACTTACTATTCTTCTTACAGATCTTATTTGATGGCAAAACTTAAAACACCCTTGAGGTATCCTGGAGGTAAATCTAGAGCAGTCAACTTCCTAGACAATCATCTCCCACAATTTGACAAGTACTATGAACCATTCCTTGGTGGTGGTTCTATGGCACTCTATGTGACCCAGACCCGTCCTAGGACAGAGGTATGGGTCAATGATCTGTATTACCCTCTGTACTGCTTCTGGCGGTCTCTGCAGTTACATGGTCAACGTCTTACTCATGATCTCCGAGAACTGAAAACAGAACTTGGTGAGAGTTATGAAACCCATAGGGAGGCATTCAATAATGCAAAGAATGCACTAGTAGGAACTGATGAATATAGTATTGGATTTAATTTCTATATTGTAAACAAATGTTCCTTTAGTGGATTGTCTGAGTCATCCTCTTTTAGTAAGCAGGCATCACAACAAAACTTTACTTTTAGAGGTATTGATAAACTTCCATACATTTCTGAACTTATTCAGTATTGGACTATCACCAATAGAGATTATTCTAATTTTCTTTATGGTGACGATGCATTTGTCTTTCTAGATCCTCCTTATGATATTAAGGATAATCTTTATGGTAAGAAAGGATCAATGCATAAAAGTTTTGATCATGAATTGTTTGCTGCTCAATGTAATAACTCTGAGCAAACCTGTATGATTACTTACAACTCTGACCTGTTTGTTCAAGAAAGATTTCCTGGGTGGACTGCTCAGGAATGGGATCTTACATACACAATGAGATCTACAACCACCTACACACGTGATCAAAAGAAACGTAAAGAACTTCTTTTAACTAATTATGAGCAAGTACAACCATCCCTTGACGGACTACTTAAAGACGATTAATGAGACCAAAAATAATTTGATGGACGGTGATGATCCAGGATGGGAAAAAGAATACCCGTCTTGGGTTATCACTAAATGTTTGTCACATCATTATGATACTGTGCTACTTGCGAATGAGATGAATCTTAACTCGCAACTCCCTAGTAAACTACAATACGATTTTTATATAAATATCGTTAGGAAGAGAAAGCGTTTCTCGCCCTGGGATAAGAAAGTAAAACTAGATGATCTTGAGTGTATCAAGGAATACTATAACTATAGTACCGAGAAAGCACAGGCAACTCTAAAGATACTAAATACAAATCAAATTGAGTTTATTAAATTGAAATTAAATCGTGGAGGAAAAGCATAATGTCTCAAGTTGCCGAAGTGCAATGGACACGTGAAAGTATGGTAGAGGTAAAACTTTCCCAACCAGATGACTTTCTTAAGGTAAGGGAAACTCTTTCTAGAATTGGTGTTGCATCAAGAAAGGAAAAGAAGTTATATCAATCCTGTCATATTCTGCACAAGCAGGGTAAGTATTACATTGTACACTTTAAAGAATTGTTTGCTCTTGATGGCAAGACAGCAAACCTTACCTTAAATGATGTACAACGTCGTAATAGAATTTCACAACTTCTTTCTGATTGGGGTTTAATCACAATCGTTAAAGGTGATGAGATTCTTGATATTGCACCACTTAATCAAATTAAAGTGTTGTCGTATAAAGAGAAAGGTGAATGGGTATTGGAATCAAAATACAATATCGGTAAAAAGAAAACCACTCCTGTGGTAGTATAATTATAAATAAAGGAGCCATGCTCCTTTTTTAATGTCTGAAGATATTCAGGTTAAAAAGGAATCCAAAAAGGAAAACAAATTTGAGTGGGCGGATGAGGGTGTATCAACTCTTGTCCGAGTTATTATACTTGGATGGTCAGCAGCAATTCTGACTCTTAATTATGTAACTGTTCCTGGGGTTCCTCAAAAAAACATCGACCCAACTTTTATCGCCAGCGTCTTTACTGGGACGTTAGCAACTTTTGGAGTCATGCCTTCTAAGAAAAAGAAGGATGATGAAGAAGTCAAACAAGCACCTACACTGGAGAAGAAAGATGCAAAAATTAATTAATGGTGTAGCGTTATTATCTGGTCTAGTTTCTTTATCTGTCCTAGGGGGTGGTGCTTATCTTTACGTTCAAAAGGATACATTAATCGAGCAATCAAGGGAGAGAGTAACTGCTGCTATCACTGAAGCAATTACAGAAGCACTACCATCACTGGTAGATGCTGCTATTCCAGGAGTCCCTGAGATGACTGGTCCTGCTGTGCCTAGTCCCACTATGCCATTCTAACCATGAATAAACTTAAGATCGTCGCCGCTTCAGTTGGTGGAGTATTTGTTGTAGCACACATAGGTCTGCTTGGATATGTTTTCAGGCAAGAACCTGAACCTGTGATTCAACCTCCTACATTTAATATTCCTCGTGGTCCTTATTCTTCTTATAAGATTAAGGCAGGTAAGGATGGTTATGAAATTGAATTCCGTGCTGACGATCCTAAGGTTTTGGAGTCCGAAAGGTCTCTAGATGTTGACAAAGAGAGGAGAGGATTGTTTGGTGGTGGATCTGAAATCAGAAACGAATGGCGTCGTGATCAGTTCACCCGTGAAGGTACTCGTAACCTAGGGGGTGCAACAGATGAC